CCGCTCTCTTCTCCATTCGCAACGTACCCGCCGATCGACGACCGAGAAGTCGGGACGGATCGTGATTAAAGGTAGCGATGATGTCGGAGCCGAGATTCTGCAATAGGTCGGCGTCAAAGGCGGTCGAGGCAATCCGTTCGATCACCTTGGGCGAGCCGTCAGCATTCGCACGCAGCACGAATTCAGTCGACGGATCACCAGGAACAAAAAACTTCGCAGCGTATCCGCTGAACGTCATATCGTGTCCCACGTCGGTGTCGTCGTCGGCAAGGGTACTCGTGGGACTTCCGCTGTATCGGTGCTCGATGTCACCAGCACGAATTGATCCACCACGGGATTCGCCAGCAGCGTCGAGAAGGGGCTTCAACACGTCGAGTTGTGCGGACAGATCCATGGATTCGACCTGGACGCATCGCTGCACAACGGCACGTCGATTGTACGGCAAGCTGGACGCATTACGCATCTCGGCTTGCAACGTCTTCATTCGGCGGCAGATTCGTTCCACGGCTTCGACAACTGCACAATCGCTCCGACTACGGGAACGGTCATCAAAATCTTCTCGGGTTGCCATTGATTCACCTCGTTAGGAAAAGTGCCGTTCCCGGTCGGCTTGTGTGTTGGTCCCGTTCACTCGTCATCGCTCAAAGTGCCGTCGGCACGTCCGGCGTGTCGCCAATCCTTCGCGTGCGACCGCAGGACACGGTCGTCGATCACCCGAATCGGCAAGGTACGAGAGGCACCGGTTGTGCTGATCGACTTCAAGTATTCGTCTTTTTCCATGGCAACCTCTTCGAGCGAAAGCAACACAGCGTCGTACTTTTTCATGATTGCCTGGTAGCCTGGAAACCACCTTCCGCAGACGGCCCGGGAAAATTCCAGGCGCGCCTTGGTAGCGGCAAGTTCCATCATGCGAACGCACTCTTCCGTAATCTTGATCGCTCGGACAAGATCCGTGAAGGTTTTCAACCGATCCTCCTGCGTTTCGATTGTCGTCATCGGCCGCCCTTCCACCTTAGCGATAGCGGCTCGCTGGATAACCGTGAGCACCGGGCCGCCGTTGTCTGGTTCGCCGTCCCATGCAGCCGTCACCGCATGATGGCGTCGAAGGAGGCCGGCCAATTCAGCCTTAAACTCCTCGCACTTGCGGATCGCCGTCGCATACGGCTCGAAAAGTTCCAGCCGTGCGGGAAAGGTGGTCTTCGCCTCGGGCTTCGCCTCGGTCGCTTCTCGGGTCTTGGTCGCTGTCATGGATCTGGACTCCTGAAAGTAAAAAGGATCTGGTGGGTCAACAAACTTTACGCTGAAAGAATCTCGACTTGGGATTGGCGGGAGGTTCCACCAGCGGCACGTGGAGCTTAGATCGGTCGGCAGGGCTGATCGAGAGCTTCGTCAATGCCGACGTGAACGCCTTCCAGGCTATCGCCGCCTGGATCATCGTCTTGTACGGATCGGCAGCCGTGCCCTCGCTCAACGCCTTGTCGTTCTCTGCCCACAGGGCATACCAGCGGCACGCACCAACCAGTAGTGGCTGATCGGCAGCGGCGAGCACGCCAGGGGCAACGCTGCCCACGATCACGTTCCACGCCGACCGGGAGATCGGATCTTTCATTGATCGTGGGCGACACGGTTTCCCGTTGGCGACAAGATCATCGTGCCGACCGCCATGTCGATCGGATCGGTAGCCGCCAGAGGCGATAAGGTCGGCGAGCGGTTTACTCGGTCGTGCCATGTTCAGACCCCCTAGGAGGTTTTGCCAAAACGATCAGAGAGTCTAGCCAACGTTCAGGGAAACCACCCGCCGGGGGAATACCACCGCCTAGGGGGGTGCATGTAGCGTTCGCGTCCATCGTCTAGTTCTCCGTGGGTTCAATCCATCGCAGCACGAGCCCGGGATAGGCCGGCGGGGAGCACGAGGCACACCGAACCGTGCCGAAGACCGACAACCAGAATCGCCGATGCGGTACACGACCCTGGTAGGGCCAACGGCAGACCGGGTGCTCACCGTGATCACCTGCCGGAGCCCGCAACGCCTTGATCACGTCGGGCTTGTGGGCGAGCAGCCGCAACGCCACGGCTTCCGCCCGCTTGGGACCGCGAACCACGAGCTTGTCGCCCACGACCTCGACGGAGAGCCCGGCGGCTTCGGCTTCCCTCAGTAGGGTTATTCCGTCCATACTTCCACCTCATCGTCGACCGGGTTGGACCAGAGGGGGAATTTTGCGTCCGATGCGTCCGACACGTCCTTTTGCGTCCGACTGACCGGGCTTGCGTCCGACATTTGCGTCCGACCGTCCGACGTTTGCGTCCGACCGTTCCCCTCGTTTTCCTTGGATTCCGCCTCGGTTCGGACGGTTTGGACGGTTCGGACGCAACTTTCCACCTTCGTTCTGGCGAGCACGATTACACGTCGCCGGTCGTGGTCCGGCTCCCGGCAGAACTCCACCTCAATACCTGTCTGCCTTAAATTGGGGGCCAACCGCTTTAGGATGCCAGACAACCCGCGAGGGGAGCGGGGCCACGCCTTAGACTCCCGGGTTTTTTCGCTCACCTTCCCGTCCAACACGTCCATGAGGGCCGTCGCCGTGCCGGTCCACTTGCCGAGTACCAACGCCGACATGAACGTGATCACCGCCGTCGCCACGGGCGACGCCTCCAACGCCACCTCGTTGCCCGCCGCCCGGTTCGCGGTGTAGGCGTCCATGAACTCGCCGCTGTGCAAGCCCATCGCCCGCTCGCCGGCCACGCTCCACAACGCGAAGTCGGCCATGCGGGGCAACTGCGTGAGCACGACCTTGTTGACGTTGGCCACGGCCTCACAGACCGCGGTGAGCATCGCACCGAACAACGCCGGCAGCGACTTGTGAAACCCCACCCAAAACTCGCTCTCGGGACGCCGCTTGTGCTCGGGAATCGTCGGCAGCGACACCATGATGGAGCGGTCCAACAGGTCGGAGCGGGTCGCCACCTCCTCGATGCCCGTGATCACGAGCGGACGCATCGCATCGAAAATGACCTCATCCTGGTCGCTGAACAACTCCCGGGTGGCGAACCCGCCGCCCGTCGACAGTCGGCAGAGAGCATCGGAGAGCCACGGCGGCAGACGGGAGAGGTTGTCCAGGGCGACCACCCAACCGTTGTTCGCGGCGATTGCCAGGTCCCGGGGCTCCCTCGGCTCGCAGCGTAGCGGAGCGGTGTTAGGGTCGACCAGCGACCGCAACGCCTTCGCGGTGGTACTCTTCGCGGAGCCTTGCTCCCCGTGCAAATTGAGAGCGGGATAAGGACCGCGCGGACGATACGCGGCGAGCAACCATGCCACGAGCAACGGCCAGCTATCATCATGGACGTTGACATATTCGCGGAGCCCGTCGACGTGCCCGCCGCGTACCGGCTCGGGCAGGGCGAGCATCGCTTTCGCTCGCCGAAACCTGACCGGCGGATTCTCGACTACACGCCACCCCTGCGGCGAGCATTCGACGGCACGCCAAGCGGCGTCGCACAAGTCGAGATAGATGCTGCCCTCGAACTCCGCGGTGCGGACGCACACCGGATACTCCACGCCGTCGAAGAGGGCTTTGCCCTCCAGCACGTTCATCGCGGCTTGGAGGGCTTCGGACCCGACCGCCCCCTCTGTCGCCAGATGATATTGTCGAGCGAGCCACCGACGAAACCCCTTCGCCTTAATGGGCCAGTGCTCGCGGTGCTGCTCGACGGGCAGTGTCGCGTAGGCGTCGCCGGTGGTGCTGTGCCATAGTTCGGCACCACAGTCTAACGCCAGGTCGACAAGGACGGTCGCTTGGGACTTTTTCTTGTCGCCGTCGCCGTCGCCCAAAGTCCGCTCCCTCGATGTGCTCGCCGCCGCGGACTGTGCGATTTCCTCGCGGACCTTCGTTTCCGCCGCCGCCCAAGTGAGCCCGAAGTATCGGTCGCCGCCTTCGGCGAACTTGCCGACGTTGTGCACGTCGGCCCACACTTCGGTCTTGGCCATGCCCGACTTGATTGCAAAACAGCACAAGCCAAAGTCGGCTTGCGAACGCTGCCCAACTTCTGCCATGTTGCACGCCGCCAAGAACCCACTGTACTTGTCCCGCTTCGTTGGCGAGAGCTTCCGCGGCGTCGGCAGCTTCACCTTGGCGAGCTTCTCGCGGTGCAGCCTATCGGGCGACGCCTCGGCGAGCGGTACGAACAGGTCGAACGGATAACGCCGGTTCGGCTCGCACACCACCAGCGTGCACGGGATGGGCTGCTTGCCGTTCCGCTCATCTTTCCGGTTCATCGTACCAGCGACCCGTAGCAGCCGTGCCAGGTCGGTCGTGTGGTCAGCGTCGATTTTCGACGCGATGCCCGTTAGCACGTCCTGCACTAGCTCTGCTTTCGGACTGAGGGGCGGCACGTTGCTCGGGATGTCGAGCCAGAGCTTTTCGTCGCCGTCGAGTCGATATTTGCGGGGTTTCTTCTTCTTGCCCTCGCCCTGGTCGATGAACTCCACGTATACCGGCTTGGGGTCGCCGCAATCGTCGACGATGTACGGCTCGTCGAGCAACCAGTAGACGTGCACGCCGTTGCCGCTGTTGACGACGATGGACGGCTCGGGCAGCCCCGCCACCTTGATTCGCTCACGGGCCTCGTCCACCGTCACGTGGTCGATGTCGGCCCACAGCACGCGGATCGTGCGAATCTGCCAAGCGGCGTCGAAGCTCACCTTGCCGCCGCCGCTCTGTCTGAACCGCGGGCACACCCCGTAGAACACGTTGGTGTGTTCGGCCGCGGACCGCTGGACCATCGGCCTCATCATGATTTCGATAGAGGCGTCGAGGTGTTGCCAACCGCCGTCGCCGTTGACACCGAGGTGGCGATAGACGATTCCCTTGTAATCGACGCGGGACTTTTTCTTCCCGTTCTCGGTCAACGTTTCGATGGGGCGGAAGAGAACGCAGTCACCGGGGGCGAAGAGGACTTTCAAGAATTCGGCCGCTTGGCCGTCTGGTGTCAATTTGGTACAATCCATCTGGTGATTCTCCGCAGCCCGGCCGACACGCCGATGTCGCCGGGCTTCTTCGTTGGGGTCAGATACCGGCAGCGTCAAGAACCCGCTCAGCACGCTCTACGTCACGCCGATTGACGCGAGCGGGGAGCGGAGCAGGAGCGGACGTGACGACCGAGGATTGTGCCGAGAGCCGGTCGAAGAAACGCCCCAAAGCTTCGCGGGACGTGCACCGCGTGCCGCCCACCTGCGTGGTTTCGAGCACGACGCCCTTGCACCCGGCGGTGCTCCACCTGTAGAGCGTGGCGACGTTCGGCCGCTTGCCCTTGCGGCGAGCGGGCAGGAGCTTGCTTGCCTGGGTCAGAGATACCAGGCTTTCAGAGAGCGAGACCATTTTCGGGAACCCTTCGGACTGGGCCCCGCCGCCCCGAAACGAAAACGGGAACGACGGCGGCAAACTGATTGCCACGGCCATTCCCGTATGGCAGACCTACCCAAAGCTTCCGGTCCCGAACGGAAGCCACGGTCTAATCAGGATTATCGTCGTTTCGCCTCTGTTGTCAAGCAGTGGTGTACGCTTGCTAGCCGATTTTTCTGGCAATGTCTGCGGCGAGCTTGGTGTCCCGCTCGGCATAGACCTCGGTGATTCTCGCGTGAGCGTGTCCTAATGCCACCTGTGCCGCCTCCAAGCCAAACCGCCGGCGGACCTCGGTAGCCTTGGAGTGCCGCAACTGGTTGGGGTGCCAGTGCGGGAGTAGGACGGGCTCCACGCCCTGTTTCGCAGCGTCCTTAACCCGCTTGCGGTTCGCCAACTCGATACCTCGCACGACCGCGTGGAGATAGCTGTCTTTGCGGTAGTGGTCGCTGATTTTTCGACGCCTCTTCCGTCGGTTCACCTGGGAGGGTTGCACCTTGGTCTTGCGGCGAGCACGCATCTCCGCACGACGTTTATCCTCAGACTCAGCCGGGGAAAAGCAGTAGGCGTCGGCAGCACGGAGTAGGTAAGGACGCACGATGTCCTGCCCCTTCGGGCCGATACACACGACCCGGTCGCGGCCGAAATGCTCGGTCTTATGCTTCGGCACCTTGTAGAACCACACGTCCCCGGAGCGGTCTACGTCACACGGCCGGACCTTGCAGACCTCGCCGGGTCTCATCCCGGTGATTTGTTGGAGCCGGACCATATCGGCCACGACCACGGGCAGGCGGGGCAACGTGGCGTCGACCACGGCCACGTCGACCGGCCCAATGGGCTCCGGTTCCCGGGCCTCAGTGCGACCCTTGCGAAGTCCGGGGACCGTCGCCAGGGCTTGATAGACCGCCGCCGAGACCATCTCCCGCGAGACGCCCCACTTGAACATGCGGCGGACTGTCTCGCAGAGCTTGTTGATGTAGTTCCGACTGTTCCCAGTCTGAACTAATCGGTGCTGCACCGCCTGGAAGGCGAGCGGGCCGAACTCCTCCACCAGCGTGCCGCCGTGAGACTCACGGAGCACGTGCAACGCCCGCCTCACGGTATGCAGGTGACCGCTCGGCACGCCATCCTTGACGTAATACGTTTGGGCGAAGTCCCAGTAGGCGGCACACAACTGCACCACCAGCAACGTGCCCACCGCGGTGTCGACCGCCGGAGTGGTCGGGGCGACTGCCTGTTCGGCAATCAGGCGGGCATACTTCTCTCGGCTTTCCGGGGAGCCGTAGGGACCGAGATAGACGTGCCGCCCGCGGATAATCACGCGGGCTTGCCCAGAGGGCTTGTGGAGCTTGTACGCAGGAACGTGAGAATCTTTCGGCATGGCGGACCCCTTTCGGTCGAAAAGTGGTAGGACTACCACTTCTCCGACTGCTTACGGGCCGCACTGCCGACCGCCGGCAGGTATCCTAACTCCAGGATTCGGCAAGTTTTACGTCTAGTGGGTGCACCAAGATTCGAACTTGGGACCTCTACCTTATCAGGCCGTTGCGTAAAACCCGCCAAAAAGCCCATAAGAGTCGATGTGGCAACGAGTTTACCGCGGGAATCAGGGCTTTGCAAGACGTTGCAAGATGGTGCGTAAGTCCTTATGCGATGGTGGTACTTGGGGGCAAGAGTGGTAGATACCACTTGCCGTCTAACGTCGATAGCGGTCGGGGCGGGAGTGGTGGTAGTGAGTGGTAGTCGCGGTGCAACGAGGCTAGCGGCGGCAGCTACGAGCACGTCGACCACGAGCACCACGATGGTGAGCACGAGCACGTTGATGGTGTGCACGCGGGTGCCCGCGGAGCCGTTTTCTGCCCTCCGACCCGAAAAACCCATCGCACCACGTGCACGGAGACGCACGCAAACGGGTCGGGATGATGTTTGATACCTACCGAACCATCGGGGCTAGGATTGCACGCCATGCAATCCGCCGGGGGCTGGGGACGCCCCGCTTCTTGAACGCCCCCAGCCACGCCCGGCACCACGCCGTCGCAGCCGGCGAGGAATCACCCCCAGCGACGACAACGTGGATTTGCTCACGCCATGGTCGCCAGCCGCAGCCGCAAGTACTTTGCACGCACTTCCACAGCACGCCGTTGGGCGGCGTCGATCACAGCACGAACGGATCGCCTCGGGAGATCACAACCACGACCGAGGCTCACGGACGTGCCGCTGTACGCTGGTGACGCAACGGGACCGAGATCCAACAGGCGAACATCGGTCAACGTCCTGATCGACACTCCGCCGTCGCCCCTGGTCCATCGGTCGGCTTTGGTTGAAAATCCGAACGACGACCCCCGGACCTCGTTTCGTGAAACCCACGTCCGAAGATCACGGGAAACGGAAGTGGAGCCGCTTGTGATCGAGTACCACAGCCCGCCCGCTCTCTTCTCCATTCGCAACGTACCCGCCGATCGACGACCGAGAAGTCGGGACGGATCGTGATTAAAGGTAGCGATGATGTCGGAGCCGAGATTCTGCAATAGGTCGGCGTCAAAGGCGG